GACCGGCGTGATCCACTCGCCCGTGCCGATGCCCACGCCCTGTGCTGGAGCGACGCCGTAATTAAAAGACTTTTCCAGATAGCGTTGACAGAGCAAGAGTTCTTCGTCGAACGATCGGGTCCACGCCGACGCCCATTGCTCCGGCAAGATCATGTCGGCTGGCAACCACGCGAGACCCGTCAAAGAAAACACGTTGCCGTTGGTTGCGAAAAAATTGGTTTGACCGCTGACCCCATAGTTGGCCGCGCCCGCCCAGGTGTTGTCGGTGCCGAACAAGCTCGAGCCGACGCTGATGCCGAAGCCGAGAACCGCGCCGAGCACGCCAACGGCGCTGCTCCACGTGCCCGCGGTATCACCGGCGATATTGATGGTCTTGAACTCCCAAGTAGCGGCGTTGTCGATGGTGAACGATTTGACGAAGCCGCGCGTGCCAGCGCCGTTCTGAATGAAGATCGAGCACTGCCCCGCGATGGTAGCGTAGACCCAAAAGCCGAGCGTCGAGGTCAGCGCCCCGGTTGCACCGTAGCCGAGCTTCGCGATGCGAATGCCTTCCAACGGCTGCACCACGACGACGCGCTCGGACGCGCCGATGGCCCCGCCCGTCGTGACGGTCAGACGGCCGCTGTTGGTGAATTGATTGCCGAAGGCCGGGGAGCCAATCGGCGTCGTCTGCAACGCGCTGATGCCAGAGATGGAGGCGGCGTTATCGAACCCCGCCCACTGATCGCCGAAATACTGGTGACTCGCACCGAGGGTGAGCGTGCCGCCCACGCGCTCCTGGTCCACGTCCCAACGACCGTTGAGGAGGATATTGCTGCCCTGTTCGGCCAGCATCGATTGTTGTGACAACTTCGCCGGATCGTCGAGCCAGACCAGTTTCGTGCCAGCGGAGAAGTTCACCAGCGCGTTCGAGTTTGAGGACGACAACACGCGCACGGTTGCGCGCGTGAAGGTGGTCGCGGAGGCGCGAACGCCGATGCCGACCTCCCACTCCGTCCCACCCGCTATCGTGTAGATGAAGCGATCGCCGTTGGCGGTGGCGACAGTCGCGATGGTGCGGTAGCCAGCGGCCGCACCGGCGACCGTGATCGTGCCGGTGCCGGTCGTGGTCGAGGTTTCAAGAATGCGATCGCCGGATACTAAGGCCATGCCTCAAAGTCTCTGCCTGATTGTGAACGCCAGCGTGTAGAGCGTGGTGAAAGTGAATTGCTGCGAAAGTTGCGGATCGCCGTCGATGTAGCCCCACACCGAATCGCGCGCGAGATTGCTGCTGGCCGGGTCTTTCAGCCACAGCATGTCGAGATGACCAACGTTGAGAATTGTAACGCCGATGTCATCGAGGAAGCCGGTGCGCTCGGTCTCGGTAACGAAATTGAACGTGACTTGTGTAGCGAGATGCCCCCGACGCAGATCGACAAATGTTTGCCCGCCGACGCCGATCACGTCCACACTGCCGCGCACGACGGTGTTCTGCCATCCGGCCTGAAAGTTAGTGGTGAATTGATTTCGCACGCCAGCGAACCAGCGGCCCGCCTCGGTGTAAAGCCCCGTGGCGGGCGACGATGCGTCGGTGAAATCGACCCTGACGTAACGGGCGCTCACCGGCGACGACAGCAAGTAGATAAATTTCTCATAGTCGCCATCGAAGTAAGGAAGCCCGGTTAGAAGCCCGCTGTTGTGAGCGTCGCCAGCCGCGCCGGTGCTGTCGGCAGTCGAGAGACGCACCTGGAACGCAGGGGTGTTCGGCCCCGCAACTCCGGCCAGCATGACCGTGTCGATGGAGAACAGCGCGCCGAGGTCGGCCAGCACCCAGGTGGTCGAGGCGTTGTGCCGCCAGCGTTTGCCGACATGCGGGTTTTGCAACAGCGAGGCAGGTGTGCTTGCTGACGCCACGCCAAGTGCACTCACAATCGTCGCTGTGCGATCGATCAGATTGTTGGAAGCAAGCGCGGCGTTGCTCACCCGAACGCCACCACGGTCGTCGTCATGCTAGACACGTCGTCAGAGAGCGAAACGACGCGCAGATATTTGCCGCCGGACAGGCCGAGCCGCGTGTCCGTTACCTTGATCACATCGCCAATCTGATGAACGAAGATCGCGTTTGCTAAGGTCATGCTGTAAGCCTGATAGGCTCCTTGCGAATAGAGCGCCAACAGCCGATCCACCTCTGTTTGGGCGTCAGCCTGCGACACAAAAAATGAATCGATCGGATCGGTATCGACCGCGTCGGGCCAGATCGCGATAACGATAGCGGCGTCCGCGTCGCTGGTCGATGCGACTTGCGATTCGTGACGCAACGTCTCAGCGAATGATGGATCGACTTCGGTGACCTGACCGGCCAGCTCGGTCATCACAGTGTAATTGCGCTGGTATTTGCAGCGCCAGCGTTGCGGTGGCGGATCAAGCCCGCTCGGCAGTGAGGCGCGCTGAATATCCACAATGTTCCCGCCGTGCGTGTCGTAATCGTAAAGCGAAGATGTCACCGGCGCGTCGAAGCGATAGACTTGCAGCCGACCGAGCGGGGAAAAACCGAACCAGCCGCCGATGCCATTAGTCAGCAGCGAAAACATGTCGGCGAACGTCGTGCTTTGATCTTCGTCAAGGTAGTAACCGATCTGTGCGGGCTGTACATTGTCGAGACCGTCGAAGGTCGCTGTATCGATGGCGAATTTTGGCGTCGCTCCCCATTGCGAATAACCGCTCGGCAATGTCGAAGTGTCAGGATAGAAGTCAAAGCGGACCGAAGTTCCGGCACCGTTGACAAGACCAGCCGCGTACACGGTTCCGGGGAACTGTAGATTGAAACCACCGACGCCCGTTGCCGGATTCGCCGAAGGGTTCGCATTCCAACTCGCGCCAGTGCCGGTCTTGTACCAAAACAGCCGAGCGCCAACATCAACCGCCACCAGAATGTCGCTGTTGGCAAAGAATGCGTTACCGGTCTCGCCTGTGAGACTCCCCTGATACGTTACAAAACCCGCTTGCGGGCTTCCCTGGCGATAGACAGCAATCGAGTTCCCGTGTCCGCCTGTAGTGTCCATCCCAATGCCTGAATAGCCAGATCGTTTGCCGTGGTTCGCAAGACCAAAGGCGTAGGTTCCCTCGACTGGTCCGATAACAACTCGGTAGCAATACTTGCCGCTGTCGTATCCGGTACGCGAGAACACATTGGGATTGATGCTGACCGAAATTGTGGTGCTGGCGACCGTGTAGCCTTGTGAGAGCGTGACGTCCGGGACCACGCGGTCGGCGTTGAGCGTTTCGGTGTTGGAGGCGCGTATCGCTGCCCACTCGAGAACTTCGCCGGTCGTCGCTCGCGGCCCGCTCACGTCGCAAGTGACCTGGAACACATTCGGGCCGCCGAGCATGAAGTAGCCGAGTTCTTTGACGGTGGCGTAACTACCCGGCTGCACCTGAAAGGCATTGTTGATCATCGTCTCGACATCTTCGTAATCGTTCTGAAATACCAGCGGGATACCGCCATCTTTCACCGCGCCAAAAGTCACATAGGTGTCGCTGATCTGATAGACCAGTTCCTCGGGGACAACGAGCGCGCCTGTCGCGTTGAACACCGTCCCCTCGGCGCGCGGCCGCCGTTTGCCCGCAACGTTGTCGGTGCCATCCTCGATGTTGCCAGTCTGCACCGAGCCGTTGCCGGGATAGACGCGATCCTGCACGGGAACGAGCATGTGCATGGACGGATCACGCATCTCGATGGTCAAGCGAGAACGATCCACGCGCATACGCTCGCCGGTCAGCAAGGCGACACGCACGAATTGAGCATAGGGATCGACGGTTTTGCCGTCGCTCGAAAGTTGTCCGAGCGAGCAAACGATCGCTTGGCCGTTGATACTGAACCCGACAGCGAGGTCGTCGTATTCGGCATCGGCGTTGATGAGCGTGAGTTCCGACAGCGACTCGGTGAAGCCGCCGAAACCGAGTTGCCCCGCAGTGATCGAGCGATCGACGCGCAGGGTCGCTTCCAGCGTGCCGCTGAATTGCTGATTGGCAGGCGCGTCACTGTTGCGCGAGATAAACGGCACCGTTGCGGCGTAGAGCGGCGTCGTCACGTCGAGGCTCCGATCGCGACCATGGCGGTGCGCATGCGCGCGTAGAAATTAGCAGCCTCGGTCGCGGTGAGACTACCGCCCATGCTGACGGCGGCGACTTGGTTTGGATTCCCGAAGGAGCCTTGACTGCCAGAAAGCACGTCGTTGGTGGCGAGGATATACATCGGGTTGTTCGCGACGGCGATAGAAGGATCGGTCTGCGTCGCAAAAAGCGCGCCGTTGTAATAGAATTGCTTCGCGTTTGGCCCGCTGCGGTTGCCGATCCAATGACCAATCACAGTGCTGGCGGCAAACCCGGTGACAGTGCCGCCGAACTCGTTGATCGAGTTATAGACCAAGCCATCGTTCCACGGAATGTCCAGACCGGAATCTGCGTTGGTGCCCGAGAATACGCCCAAAATCTCACCGCCAGGTGGGGCAGAAACTATGTTTGTAAGAACCCAGACCGAGAAATGTGCAGAGTTGAGTTTCCAGTTCGGCCCCGCTGATGGCACGTAGTTGCTGTTGATGTATTGAGAAACCGGCGAGCCGTTGACGCCGGTGAAGCCCCTGTCAACGGCGAAGGGCGGGAACGGAGAGCCAACCAATGTCGCCGAGGATAGTATTCGCAAATCGGTGAGCGCGCCCGCGGTGTTCTCTCCGGACATGAACCACAACCGGTCGGTCTTTTGCCAGATGCCATCGGATTTGAGGCCCGCAATAAGCGTATTGATTATCCGCTCGCGGCTTGCGCTCACCGTGCCACCGTTGGCGACGACCGTGTCGATCCACTCCTGCGTTTCCGGCAATCCTGCCTGCACCGCCCATTCAACGGCAAGCACCATGCGCTTCGTGCGTTGCTCGTTGAGGATTTGCGCCAGGTAGTTCGTCTGATTGCCGACGAGATCGAACTCAAGATCGCCGACACCGCTGATCAGCGCGAAGTCGAGCGCGAGTGTCGAGATCGGCGCGGAACTTATCGGATAAAGACCGACCGACATCAGAGTGAAATGCTGATGCTCCCCGCAAGAAATTGCAGGGCACGGCCGTTGTTGATGATAAGCGCGGGAACCGGCATGGGATCGAAGAACAGTATATGGGAGACGTCGGGCGACGCGCCGCTCGCCTGATCGATCACGCCGAGATAAGTGATCGTGCCCCAGTTCCCTGTCGGCGTGGCGAAGTTCACATCGGCGGTCGATACCGCGATGCCGGTCGAGAGGTCGAATGCGCCAAGTTTACTCGTCAGTTCGATGCGCGAGTAGGCGACGCCGCCGCCGACTTCGTTGGTGAAAAGCCCCGACACGGTCGGCGAAGCCGTGAACAAACCCAGATAGACGGTCGGCATGGTAAAGGCGGCCTTGCCGATCGCATGGTCGCCGAGCTTCTTGCGCAGATAATCCGTCATCGCCATCGGATTAGCTGGCCTTCTTACGTCCGGTGAAACGGAGCTCGCGCGCGGCCTGTGCGCTGCCGCTGGCGGTCACGGCGGTATTGCGGTCAATGGCGACATTGCCCTCGGCGCTCAAGTTCACGAGTTGCGCGAGCAACGCCTCGATGCGTCCGAAACGCGGATTGTCGTTTGCTGGCCATTGCCCGGTATTGTTGAAAGCGTTGAGCGCGGCAGCGTTGCGCATGGCGATTTGGCGACGCACCACAAATTCACCCGGCATTGCCATCAGCGGCACGCTATCGCGCCCGAGATAGGCTCCGCGCACCCATCCACCGAGTTGCACGCCAGTGCCGCCGCCGCCAGCAAGCGTCGAGAGAGTGCCTTGGATTTGATTGAAGATCGAAATGTATCCCGCGCTGCTGCCGTAGAACGCGCGCGCGGCGGTGCGATAAGCCTCCGCGTTCTGCGTGATGTTCTGCAAAGCCGAGATGTCGCCTGACTGCGCGAGCGCAAGCTGGCTCATAAAGATGCTTTGCGTTCGCGCTAGTTGTGCCGAGGCGCGAAGCGGGCTGTTGGGGCCGAGCACCAGGTTGTTGAGGTAGTCCATGATGTTCTTGTTGGCGGCGTTGATGGCGTTGGCGCGCTCGTCAGCGGCGCGCTTTTCCTCGTCAATCGCCGCGTCATTGAATTTGCGAATGATCGCGATACGCTCGGTCGCGAGCACTTCCTCAAGCATCGCGAGATTCTGCCCGCCCGCCTTGGCCTCCTGCTCGCGCTGCGTCTGTGCCTGCACGTCAAACAGCATCAATGCTTCGGTCAGTGAGCCAACAATGCCACCCGCCGCAAAATCGGCAGCGATCTTGCGCGCAGTCAGATTGCGGATACCGGCGTTGATGTCGTCGATGGAGCGCGCCGCAACAGCGATAGCCGCAGGAGTTTCAGTGACGACCTCGGTAAATTCATGCAATTGCGCGCCAGCATCGCCGATCAATGCGGCCACTTCCTGAAACGACGCGCCGACGAGTTTGTTCTGATTGATGATGTTCTGCGCGCCCTCGACCAGGAACTTGTTGAGCAACGCCGCCTGCTGTTCCGTTATGCCGCCAGCTTGTTGCGAAAACGCCTGCGTTACGTCGTTGAACGTCGCGAGGATATCGATGACCTGATTGATGAAGGCCCTGCCCTCGAACTCGTTAATCTGGCGCTGCAAGTCCTTGCTGGCGGCGACCAACGTGTTTTCGGTGAATTGCGCCAACTGAACCGCAGCGGTACCGATGGCGTTCTGCGCGTTCTGGAAGGCGGCAACCGCAGCGTTGCGCTGTGCCGCCGTGGCATTCGGATCGAAGAACGATTGCACGGCCGCTGTTTGTGATGCCTGCGCCGCTTGCACCAGCGCCGAGAATTGATCGGTGGCCCTTTCAATCGCAGAAGTGACGGGACCTCTTGCGACCTTGGCCAATTCGTTCATTTGCTGAACTAGGCCCTCTAATGACTTCGCTGCCGATTGCGAGGCGTCGTCAAGTTGCTTCGCGCGCTGAATGTCCTCCTGCGACGGACCTCCGGTCAGCTTGGCGGCGACGAAAGCGGTCAGCGCGACGGCTCCGCTGATCGCGGCCGCGCCGAAGTCGCCCTTTATCAGGTTGGTGATGGTGGCGTTGGCCGCGGTGGCCGTGACAGTTTGCAGCGCAGTTTTTAGTGAGTCGGCTGCGTTCTTGCCTTGCAATAATCCCTGGACAAGACTTTGGCTGAATTGCTCGACCGATTTGAGGACTTCTTGCACCGCCGGATTGAGACTGGCGACGGCGCGGTTGAAGGTCTCTTGCGTGATGCGGCCTTGTTGCAGTTTTTGTTGCAGGTTGGCGACCTGCAATGCGTATTTTTCGGTCGCGGTTGCGCCCTCGCCGAGCGCAGAGACAGTCTCGCGTTGCAGCTCGAGTTGCTTGTCGAGCGGTAGTTGGTTTAGCGCGCGCGTGTAGGCTTCCGCGGTGATCTCGCCTTTGGCGAATTGCAGCGACAATGTTTGCTGCTTCGCTGCGTACTGTTCGGTGATGGTGGCGGCGTTGCCTAGCGCGTTCACGCTTGCTTGCGTGATCTGCGTATAGGTTTGCAGTTGTTCGACGCCGAGCGACCTGTTGAATTGCTCCTGAGTGATGACATTTTTTGCCAACGCGACTTCGAGGTTCTTTTGCTTTGCTGCCAGTTGATCGGCCGGTGTCGCGGCAGCGCCCATAGCGCTGTTAAGTTGCTGTTGTTTGGCAGCGGCATTTTCGAGCGCGGCGACATCAAGCGATTGAAGATATCTCCTGTTCGCCTCCTCAGAGCCAGCGACGGCAAATTTGTTTTCGAGGAACGCGGCGGTGAGTTCTGCAATCCGCTGCCGCAGCTTGTCATCGAGCGACGCCGCGTCACCGGAAATCTCGTTGAGCGCCTTGAGTTCGTTCGCTTGCGCACGAAACCCTGCCGCCGCTTCAAGACGCGACGGCTGCGTTGACGGGAGATTGGCGAGTTGCGGCAGTATTGGAATGGTGATTTGTGTGGTCTGTCCTGGCCCAGGCGGCCCCGCAGGTACGGGCGGGGCAATGCCGGGAGCACCGCCGCTCAACAGCGCAAGCGAGCCTGCATCCCTCGGAATCTTGCTGAGTTGGTCGATGATTTTGAGAATGTTTCCGAGCGTTTGCTGAAATCTGATTTGCGCCGAGAGCACGTCCTCGGCAAACATCTTGCGGAAAAGCGTAATGTTGATTTTTTCCAACTCACCGAGTTCGCCCGTGAGTTCCTTGAGGTGCTGGATTTCCTCCTGCGTCAGCACGACCGATTCGTGCATTGCCTTGGTAAATTTTTCTGTCCCTCCTGCTTGCGCGATCTGTTGAATGAGGGGCGTGATCGCGACCGCGCCGCGCCCTCCCGCTTCGCGCAACAACTGCGGACCAGCGAGGCCCGCTTGCTGGAACGCCCTGATTACGATGTTGAAAGCTTCGCCGACATCCTTCGCGTCCTTGATCTGGTTAGCGAAAGATTGGTCGATCTTTTGCAGCGCCTCGTAAAGCGGTCCCGACGCAACGCGTGCGGCGTTTAGGTTGACCGAAAGGCGCTCAAGGAAAGTGTCGAGCGAGCCGGTTGACACGCCCAACTTTTCCGCGCCCGCGCGCAGGGCTTGGATGGTGTCCGTCGAGATGCCCACGGTTTGCGAGAACGCGCTTATGCTTTTGGCTTCCTCGCCGAGTTTGCGCGCGGATTCCGCCAATTTGTCCATTGCGAAAATAGCAGCGCCAAAGCCAGCAGCGATTGCCAATCCGCCTGGACCGAGCGCGCGCAATACGCCGCCTAGCACACCGGTTTCATGCGACATGCGCGAGATGGAATCGGTTATGACCCCGACCGCCCGGTCGAGTGACGCCGTCGCGGCTACGTGATCCTTCGTCGCAGTGCTGGCGCTCTTGAGCGCTTTCGTTTGTTCGTCATAGGCGCGTGCCGACAGCACGACGGCGGTTTTATTCAGGCCGACCGACTTGACGACAGTCTCCATCGACTGACCGGAAATCTTGGTCGCCTCGGCCAGATCATTCGCCGCCTTCTCGCTTAGTCCCGCTTGCTGCGCGAATTGCTTCAACGCCTCCGTCGCCGCCTTGGTGTCGGAGGTGTCGACTTGTATGCCGAGGCTTGCTACGTCGTCAGGCATCTAGCCTCCACGTTTAGCGTCTTCATGCGCCTGTCGGGCCGCGCCGAGCACTTGCGCGACGGATTGCGTTGGTTTCTCGCCCTTTTGCTGCATGTATGCGCGGTATTCGCGGTCGAGCCGACGCAGCAGGTCGGCCTCCGCAGCCGAGACATCAACGCGCGACAAACGCGACCAAGCCTCGATTTCTTGATAGGTGAGCGGGCCTGCGCCAAAGCCTGCTTCACGGCAATCGATCAGCGTCTCGAACCAGCGCCAGACATAGGCCAGCGCCGGTTCTTTCAATACGTCAACGGGCCAATCGTCGGCGCGGGCAAATTCGCTGCATGCGAACTCGACCAGTTCCTCGATCAGCCCGTCAAAAAATTTTTGCGGACGCCGGTGAACTCCGCGACCTGCTCGCGCAATGCCGGGATGGTGGCATATAGACGGCGATATTCACGCGGCGTTGATTCGACCTCCGCTCCGTTCATGCAAAGGTCCCATTTCACCGTGATCGCGACCAGGAGTTCGACCTGCTCCTGCTCAGTAGTTCCGGTGAGCGCAGGCGTGCGCGTGCGCGCCATTTGTTGCAAGCGGCGGTCGGCTTGCTGGCGAGCAAGCCGCACATAGGCGTCGTTGTCCTGCGACAGCAACGTAATGGTGAACGGGCGGCCGTCGTCGTGTCTGAAAGTCTCGCCGTCGAGTCCGCGAACCTCCATAACGGCCTCGGCGTGTACGGACACGCCAAGGCTGGCAATGTCGGGATTCATCAGATCCTCCTGTTGTCACGGCGCGCCTGTGGCGTTCGCCGTTATGCAGCTTGCGTGACGATGATGGTGTCTGGCTCGACCTCGATCGAAGTGTTGATGCGCTTGAGATCGTTGACGCCACCGCCTGCCGTTGCATAGCCGTAAACCCGGCCCTTGAAAACCGTTCTCGTCGGGTTGAGGCCGGTGCCGATGTCGTTTTCCTCAACTTTGAAGTTGAAGAACGAGTTGCGGTCGTTGCTCGCCGCCTTGACCGCGAGTTGCCCGGCGTCTGTGTCGTCGCGGTTGAGCACGATATCCATCGACGGCGCAAGCTGCGTGCCTTTGAGTTGGCGCGTGTAGCCGTCGCCGATGCTTTCCAGCGCGATCTTGTTGAAGTTCGTGCCGCCGTATGCGCCGAGGTTCGACAAGTTCTTGACCTCGACCCACAGCACGTTATCGGGCGACGGGATCAGCGCGCCCGTGCCCCCGATGAACAGTTTGGTACCTGCGATTGCTCCAGCAGCCATTGCTAGTCTCCTCTTATGCTGGTGTCGGTGCGAAGCACTGGTAAGGAACGACAACCGGCAGCATCAGCCACGGCTCGTCCTTGATCGCGCGTCGCACCGTGGGCGCGCGGTAAATGTTGATTCTGAACCCGCTGTCGAACAGATCGGTGCCGCGCCGATAGAGCAGCGCGAGCGAACCAGCGATGCGCGCGGGCGCGATCTCGCCCGAGTTCTCACTGTAGAAAATGTCCACCTGCATCAACCCGTAGTGCTGGATGGTGGAATCAAAACCGATGCTCAATGCGAAGCTGTCGGCAGGCAGTATCGTCGCGCGCAGCCACAGCGCGCCGCGTGCAGGCGTCGGCTGCGAGAAATCAATGTTGGGCAGTGCGAGCGGAATTGCGGGCGACGAGCAAAATCCGATTAGCGGCTGCAACAGCGCATTCTTGATCGCGGCCTCGACCGGATCGGCCATCAGCGCGACTTCGCTTCCGCCACCACTTGCGAGACGATCTTCGGCCACTCAAGAACGGACACGCGCACGAAGCCTGCCGGGGCCTGCTTACTGTGCCCGTTCTCGAGGAAGCCCACGTAGGACGCGGTCCAGCCCACGTAGATGATGTCGCCGAGTTGCGCGCTCGCAATGACCGTGAACACTTCCTGCGGCTCTGCGTAGGCCTGATCTTTGCGACCGCGCGACGACGGGTCGATCGGCGGCATCGACGACAGCGAGCCTTGGATCGATGCGCGCGCGTAGCCAGTATCGATCGGGATACGCGATTGACATAGCGACACGAGCCGCTGCGTGCTCTCGCGCGCGACCGCGAGCATGCGCGCGTCGGTCTTGCGCACCCAATCGTCGATTGCCGCGCCAAAACCGAGCGCCATCAGTCCTCGCTCCGCAGATCGCCCGCGAGAAAGTCGATATTCGTTTCGAGCCAGCAGCGGCAGTTGATCGTTTCCTCGGGCGGCGCAGCTGGATCGCCGGGATAGAAGATCATGTTGCCGTCGCCGCTCACGAACGGCTCATTCATGCCGCGTTCCTCACCATCCATTTCAGCATGGCTGTCACGCACGCGATCGTCGCCAGCCGTGCGCCAGATGCGCGTGATGTCGTTCGGGTCGATACCTTCCTGCGTCGCTTGTTGCAGCGATTGCTCGGCGGCTTCGTGCAGCGCGGTCAGCGTCTCGGTGCGCGCGATCGTCTCGGCGCGGTAGCGCAGCGCACGGTTGGTGTAGGTGCGCACCATGCTGTCGATCTGATCTTCGGTGAGCTGCTTGTCGGCCTTGACGGCACGGCGCACAGCGCTATCGAACCGACGGTCACGCAAGCTGCGCTCAAGCGCCGCGAGCGGATTATCGCCGCGCAGCTCGGCCTCATAGTTCGTCACCCACTGCGCTTGGCTGTCGGTCAGCCCGATCATACCGCCCTCGCGCCTGCCGGTTTGCTTGCTGATGCGACCGACGAGATCAAGCGCGACCGAACGTGGGTTCAAGCCTTGTGACAGCCCGCTCGTGAGCACGCCGCGGATCATCGTCTGCTGATCTGAGATGATGTCAGCGATCATCGTGCTCGATCGCTGCGTGAGATAGCGCTCGGCGGCCGGATTGCGCACGTCGAACTGAAACACGCTGCGAAAGCCGCCGTTCACGATGATCACAGGCACGACAGCGGCGGTCGCCTCGCCGCCAGCCGCGAACGCATTGCGCATCGCAATGTCGAATGGTTGCCACGCCTGCGGGTCGAGATTGACCGCGCGCAATGCGTTGTCGATGTCGCCTTTCGAAAGATATTCCTCGATCAAGCCGATCTGCGCTGCATCGCGCATGTTGTAGACCGCCTCGATGAAGGCGCGCCGCAACTGAGGCTCCCACGTCGAGATCAGGTCGCCGAGCCGTGCGGGCTGTCTAGCCAACGCGGCATTCCCAAGTCGCAAGCGCGGGATCGCTCGCGACTGTCATCACGCCGTAAGTGACGCCGCGAATGATGATGCGATCACCGGGAACCGGCGTCGTCGCCAGCGTTTGCGCGAGAATGAGAACCTTGCGCGCCGTATCGACCACGAGCCCGCCGTCAGTGCGGTAGTTGTCGGTTTGCGTCTCGATAATCGCCTTGCACGCAAAGGAGCTCACGCTCGCAGGCGCGGGCGGGTCAGCAGGGTTGGTGATTGTCGCCTCGACATCGCGTTGCAACGATGCGTCGAGAAACATGAATGCCATCGACTTCGCGATGGTCTTGGCAAGCGAACCTTCAAGCGGCGATGTCATGTCATCCCCGCGTCGCCGTTGCTGACGTCCCGCCGCCGCTGCCGCCGACCGGGATCAAGCTCGACAAGATGCCGTCAACCACCGAGAACGTCGTCGTTGCCGCTGCATTCGCGCCGTATTCGATCTCCACCGAGCCTGCCTGCAGTCGCCGTATCTCGCCGCCGCGATCGAGATCGGGCTGTGTCGAGCCGGGCGATGAAAGCTCGCGCAGCGCAAGCTCGCACGTCGCATCGACGATCTCTTGCGGTATCTCGTCATCGGGAAGCGTGACGCCGCCCATATCGACCGCGCCGGTGCGGGGCCATTCAAGCCCTTGATCGCGGCCATTGGTTTTCGTCCCCGGATAAAGCCGCCGGTATTTCCCGTCAAGCGAAGTCGTCGCACGCACGAGCGCCGCCTCGGTGTCCCCGACCGTCACGGCATAGGCATGGAGCTCGGCATAATCGTCAAACGTGTCCTCGCTGGCGTAACTGTTCGCACCTGCAATCCCACTACCGTCCTCAAGCGTGAAGGTGAGGTTCATCGCGTCTTGACCTTCGTGCTGACGGTTTGATCGTAGGTGCGGCCGCCCGTCGTCATGATGCGATTGGTGAAGCTGTATTTGACGCCGATCGTGCCGCCGGAAAGCCAGATCGTCGTGTAATAGCGGTTCGAGATGATGGTGGTGCCGTTGAAGTAGCTGCCGTTGTTCGTGAAACTGTCCGTGAGCACATTCATGCCGACCGGGTCAGGTCCGATCCATTGGCTCGAGGCAATGGTATCGGACGGCACGAGCCGCGCGGTCCAATCGACCACGAAGTCCTCGACCTCGTCGGGATCCTTGAATACCCATTTCAAGCCAGCCATTACGGTCTGAGCCTCACGACGACTGCTGCACGTGAAACACTGGGCGCGATAACGACGCGCTTCCACGATGTCGGCGAGCCGCCCATCGTGATCTCGGGCGCGCTATGCCCGCCTGCGTGGCCCACGCCAGCAGCGATGCTCGCGCCCGCGCCTTGTGCGCCGCCAGATCCGTTGCTCATTCGACCGCCTCGACCGCTCGGCCATCCTCGGCGGCGTCAACCGAGCGCGCGACAGCGAGCACATAGACGATGCGGTCAGGATCGGTGGGCGTCGGAACAAGCGGGAAGCCAAAAGCATGTGCCGTACCGGTACCGCTGGCAGAGCCGACAGCTTGTCCCGCCGACATCGCAAGACCGATCGCGAGTGCCGTGCCGGTGCCGGTCGCTGTGCCTTTCGCCGCTGCGATCGACGCGCCAACTGCGCTCGCTGTGCCTGACCCCGCGGCCGAGCCGATCGCCGCGTTGCTCGGCTGACTGACGCCATTGCCAGTGCCGGTGCCGGTCGCTGTGCCAACTGTTCCCTTGACGACTGCGCCAGTTGCGCTTGCCGCGCCGCTTCCGCTGGCGGTTCCTGTAGTTCCCTTGACTTGAGAGGACCCGGCGGTGGCGGTTCCGCTTCCGCTCGCCGTGCCGACCGTCGCCTTGATTGCTGTCGCGGTGGCGGTGGCCGTGCCGCTGCCTATGGCCGTGCCAGCCGCCGCCGCTATCGAAGCGCCGACACCGTTGGCGGTGCCAGTACCCGACGCTGTACCGAAATTGACACCTGCTTGAGCGCCTGCGCCGCTCGTCGTACCAGTGCCAGCAGCGTTGCCCGTACCTGACGCAATGCTCGCGCCGCCGCCGGTCGCCGTACCCGATCCCGACGCCGTACCGGTGGCGGCAGTGATCTTAGCGCCTGATCCTGTTGCAGTTCCGCTGCCGCTTGCTGCGCCAGCCGCCGCCGCGATCGCAGTCGCACTCGCCGTCGCAGTGCCCGAGCCTGTCGCAGAGCCAGAAGCAGCTGCGATCGATGCGCCGACACCCGACGCCGCACCGCTTCCCGTTGCAGTGCCGACAGTTACGCCCTGGACGCCCGAAACGGCCGAAGCTTGACCGACACCAGTCGCACTGCCCGTCGAGGCGGCGATCGACGCGCCGACGCCCGAGGCCGTGCCCGTCCCGGCTGCACTGCCAGAACTTGCCGCGATCGCGGCACCGGTGGCAGTCGCCGTCCCCGTCCCGGTCGCGCTGCCAGTGCTCGCTGCGACACGGGCCCCGGCGCCTGATGCCGTCCCCGAGCCGCTGGCGAGGCCGCTGGTGGAGCTAATCGCGGTGGCGGCGCCCGAGGCAGTCCCGGAGCCAGAAGCGCTACCAGCGCTCGCCGCTATGGCAGCGCCGGTGCCTGTAGCGGTGCCCGAGCCTGCCGCGGTGCCCGTTCCGGCCGCAATCGATGCGCCGGTAGCTGTCGCTGTCCCGCTGCCGCTCGCGGTTCCGGTCGTTGCCTTGATGGCGGCCCCGGCCGCCGAAGCTGTGCCCGTACCGCTGGCGGTGCCGCTCGAGGCGGCAATGACTGTGCCTTGGCCGCTCGCTGTTCCCGAGCCGGACGCCGTGCCGGTGCTCGTCGCAATGGCGGCACCCGTGCCGGTCGCCGTACCAGAACCGGAGGCCGTCCCGGTGCTGGCGGCAGTCGATGCGCCGACGGCAGATGCGGTCCCGCTGCCACTTGCCGTTCCGCTACTGGCGGCGATGGAAGCGCCAACGCCAGTCGCTGTGCCCGATCCCGAAGCCGACCCGGCACCTGAATTGATGGCCCCGCCGGTCGCGCCAACCGCGCTCGCAGTGCCAGTGCCGCTGGCCGTGCCAACGCCGCTTGCGATGGCGGCCCCGACACCGCTGGCGGTCCCCGAGCCAGACGCGGAGCCTGATCCCGCGGCTATCGCCGCGCCAGAACCCGTAGCCGTGCCGGAACCGGAAGCCGAGCCAGAACTCGCAGCGGTCGAGGCACCAACGCCCGTCGCGGTGCCGGTGCCGGATGCAGTGCCGGTCGTTCCCTTGATGACCGCGCCGGTCGCGGTCGCTGTCCCCGAGCCAGATGCCGTGCCGGTCGCAGGGGTGATGACGGTTCCCTGCGCACTCGCCGTCCCAGAGCCGGTCGCGCTGCCTGTGCTCGCGACGGTCGCCGCGCCGCCGCCGGTCGCTGTCCCGCTGCCGCTTGCCGATCCGCTGGTGGCGTTGGTCGACGCCCCAACGCCCGACGCTGTCCCGCTGCCGGTCGAGGAACCAGCACCAGCGGCGATACTTGCGCCGGTGCCAGATGCGGTGCCGCTGCCAGATGCGGTGCCATCCCCCGAGTTGACAGTAGTGCCAACGGTTGAAAGCGCGACCAGCGCAATCGCGGTCGAGGGATAGTTTCCAGTGTCGGGATTGGCGCTTGCCGTGACGCCGCTGGCCGAAGCGTCGATCTTGTAAGCGTAACGGTTCTGCTGGTTGCTGCCCGCCGAGCCGCCGAGCGATCCGGCCTGCGTCGAGGTCCAGCCGTTTCCGCTGTCGCCGGTGACGGTGAAGGCGGTCGAGCCTTCGGCGGCGTTGCAATAGAGGAACAGCCGCTCTTGCACCGCAAGTCCGGCGACGCTGACTGCCGGTTGTGCGGTCGTGATCGTTCTGCCCGCCGCGCCGCTCGCGGCGACAGACATCGCGCCGGTCGTCCACCCGATAAATCCGCCGACCGCGATGACCTGCGCGACGGGGCCGGACGTGGTGGTGAACGTGACGGCGGAACCGGCCGATAACGCAGCCGTGAGCTGCGAGACGAAAACGTGGCAGACCGATCCGGTTAGCTGCGCCGATGCGCCGCCGCGCGCCGATGCAGCGCGAATGTAAGTATTTCCTGCGGCG